CGCCAGTAGAGGTCAAACCAGCGTTCTGAACCAGTTCAGCGTTCGTGCCAATTACGCTGATCCCCAGATAAGTGGGGGTCAAGCCATTGCCGCCTTCGGTGTTGCCAGCAACCAGAACGGCCTTGAACAGGACATCTGGATCATCCTGCACGTATGCAGTGATGGTGGTGCCGGTCGGTGCAGCGTACCCGGTGGGGTAGTACTGCGCGAAGATGGTCTGGCCTTGCGCGTTAACGTAAGAACAGCCTTGGAAGATACCAACGGGCGTGGCGGTTGCCTGCCCAGTATCTTTTTCGAGATAGCCCGTCGAAACAAGCTTCACCACATCCCCGTAGAAGATGTTACCAGCGAACCCGGCGGGGTCGATCTGGTACTGGCGAGTTTGTCCGGCGAACACCTGACCACCGATCAGATTGATCGGCTTGAGACCGTAAGGACGGTCGATGGTGGGATAAGCCATTGAAGACTCCTAAATTTAAGAACGTGACCCGAAAGTGACCTTGGTGCTGCGTTCAGAGAACTTTTGCATCCTGCGGTCATTTTCACTGAGGTAAGCGTTGTCCACCGACTCCATTTGAGCCTTGTTTTGCGCATCGAAGTGACGCATGCGCTGCTGCAAAAACTCTTCTGGAATGCGGCAAAGCAACAGTCCGCCAATTTCGATGCCGCCCTTGAAGCGACCTTCGTTAATGGCTTGCAACATAAGCTCAGGATAGTCCTCTGCACGGCAGGGTTCATATCCTTCGCGCAACTTACTAGAGATATTTTTTGGATCGTCAACACCCATGGTGCTCAACCGAACCCAACGGTGCTTCCAGCCCGGACGATTGTCAGGGTTGGGCAATGCCTCTGGGTTAATCCAAGCCTGGGGACGCATGGTTTTTTCACGCGATTCCATGGCGCGGGGTGCGCGGTTTTGACGCACGGCTGCATCAGTTTGAGTTTGCTGATCCATCATTCACCTCTGTTAAGTAAAGCAACCTGTTTGGCGTACTGCTCTGGGGTAATCCCAAGTTTTCGAGCCAACGAAACTTGTGATGCCTTCAGCTTGACGCGACTCGGCGGGGTACTGCGGGTAGCCGGGGCCACCGGAGTACTAAGTTTTGCACGGCGCGGGGGTTCATCCTCTGCCGGAATTGACGAGTTCTGTGGAGGATCGTCATCCTCATGGCTCCTGAAGTACTCAGGGAATCGTTTCCGCATGGTCCGGTCGAGTTCTTGGAAGTACTCATCCGTACCAATATAGTCAGCACCATATTGCTTTTGTAATTTTTTGTCAAGGCCCATGGCAGAAAATGTCATTTCTTCATCGACCCCAAACCAATCGCTGTTTTTATCCAGCCATTTTTTGGTCTTGGGGGTGACTGCCGGTTCCTTGGGTGCTGGCTTAAATTCTTCAGACTGCTCAATCTCAATCGGGCGCATGGTTTGCGCTTTGTCGATCTTCAGGGTTGCTCTTGCAACCTCTTCTTGAGCAGACACCAGTGCTTCGCCGTCACCTGCCTCAAAAGCCTCTTTCATCTTTTTCTTGGCTACGTCCAGTTCAGTCTGGGCAGCGGTTTTGGATGTTTCGATGAACACCTCACTGCCGGTCTTCAACTGTTCTTTCAGGCGGCGGTTCTCTTCGTACACCTTGCGGGCGAAGTCTTCTGCGGCCAGACGCTCGCGCTCGGCGGCTTCTTTGGCCCGGCGCTCGTCGTGGTATCCACGGGTGAACTTCTTCAGGCGGTCTTGGGCCTCCCTGCTGTAAGATGACAACTCTTCATCTGTCGGGTCTTGCGGCGGAGGGGCAGACTTTCGTCCACGATCTGCGGGCGGAGTGTCGTCTTCAATCTCAAGTTGAATCTCATCGCTTTCCTTGGACTCTTCCTGAGGCGGCTTCTCGTCCGGGAATTTAAATTCTTCATCCTCAAATTTTGTTGCCATTTTTCACTCCTTACATTGGACGAGAGATGCCACGCGGGTCTTCAACAATTGCCTCAACCGACTCATCGTTAATGATTCGGAATTCACGACCGTGAATCTTCAGGCGGGTGCCTGAGTTGGGGCGCACAATGACAAAGTCACCCTCTGCACACGAGGGGCCGCTTGGAAAGCGGGTTTTGTCTTTGAAGCAGTCAGGGCCAAGTTTGACCACAAACAATACGGGGGTCAGAACCTCTTCGTAGTGCATGGTCTTGGCGTCCTTGACCAGTCCAACATCGCTATCGGCATACTCTTCCATCGCCTCAGGGACGACACAAAGCATGTGATAGGTCTGTGGTTCAGGCAATTGTTTTGCCTTTTGCTCGGCCGATTTGTTCAATATCTTTGACAAATCGACAGCAAGCGCCGGGTTGAGCGCATCAATCATCAGTTTTTACCTTTCGCACGAGGTCATCAATTACATGGTCTGCGAAGTTAAGACCCCGGATCACTCCACAGACTTTTTTGTACTCGTCGTACGTGTCAGCACGGCTTGCCGCAAGGAAGGCTACTTGCTCTTGCCGGTATCTTTCAATTTCTTGCTGCACATGCGCTAAGGCATGGATTACATCGTTCAATCTTGACTCCTTGTTGGTTTAGGTTTGTTCATCATCGCTCGGTCCTTGGCGATTTGAGCGCCAAGTCTCGTCCCCTCAAGTTCTTGCTGGGCCGATAGTTTTGCCTTTGCGGTTGCCGAGTTGGCGGCAACTTGCATGGCGGCAATTTCTTTCTGTGCGACGATTCTTGCCTCTTCGATGCGGATGCGGTCGGCCTTTTCTGCGGCCTCGATCTGCTGTTTTTGGGCCTTGAGTTGCAGTTCCTGGGCTTTGATTTCCAGTTCTTTCATCTGCATCTGAACCACCGGGTCCATCATCTGCTGCTGGGCCTGCTGTGCCTGGGCCTCTTGCTTGTGCTTTTGGAGCAGTTCTTGAGACGCCTGGGCCGCAGACATGGCAATCTGATTGGATTCCTCTTCGGTGAGGTTTTTGGTTTCCTCTTCGCTGGGGATAACCATGCCCATCCGTTCTTGCATCTGGCGGCGGTACTCAAAACCTACGTGCTCATTGATGTGGGCCATCATGGCCGCTTGCAGCATTTGTGCTTGCGGGTTCTGACCAATAATCTGAGCAATCTGCGGGTCCTGCATGGCCATCATGTGGACTTGGATGTGGGCCTTGTGGTCTTGCTCGATGAATGCTTTGACCGGCTTGCCCTTCAGGATGTTTTGGTTCTCCTGAACCGGGTCCACCGGGGTCATATCATCTTCAATCGGCACCAGCTTGTTGGCGTTCTTGATACCCAATACCTCAAGCATCTGACGGTGCAGGAGGGGCAGGTCATACAACTGCGGGGCAGTCTGGGCCAACTGGAGGACCGCTTGGTATTGAACGACTTTCTGCGCCATGGTGGAGGCGTTGGGGTCGCTGACCGGGATCACATCGACGTTTTCATAGTCGGATTTACGGGCCATCGCACTGCCCTCTTCGGGCTGGTACGAGTACTCCTCCGGCGCATAGTCAGCGATGATGTTCTTGAGGAGTTTGAACTCCTGCTTCATGCTGAAATGCATGCGCGACTGAACCGCGCCCATGACCTTGAGTTGACGCTCAAGCAAAGCCAAAGTCGTACCAACGGGGGCGTTGGCCGACATATCGCTCACATTCATGTCTCCGCTTGAAGCAAAAGCGCGGCCTTCCTGAACAATCTGCTGGAACAGGGTGTACAGGGTCTGGCTTGGCTCTTTGTACGGGAGCGGAAGAATGTTGTCACGGATAGAGCCGGACGGTACGTCTACGTCTCTGAATTCACCCGGGGCGATTGGGGTATCGTCGCCTTTAATCCGAAGGCCCCGCGACTTAAGTCCACCAGGAAGATTGGACAGGGTTCCTGCGTCCACCAACTGACGAATCAGCATGGTGGCGGACTTGGCGTATCCACCAATCAGGTGGATCAGGCCGTAGCCATAAAAACCAAAGCCGGGGATGTACTGGTAGTGGACAAAATGCTGGCGCTTGAGGTGTAGCTTGTCGCCCTCATACCAGTTACGCCGGACGGCCAGGACTTTGCCCGTTCCTTTTTCGACCGTGACAACGTAGGGAAGAGCGATTCCAGTCTTCTCACCACGCTTGTTGGTGTCTTCAAAACCTTTGAGGTCAAGGTCAACATTCATCTCCAAGAGGCGGAACCGCTCATCTTGAATAGCCGACATGCCTTGCTCTTCGGCTTTTTGCTTCTCAATGTCGTCGAGTTCGCCGGTTGGGTCGCCCAGATCACAATCGCGGTAGAAGCCTGCGTCCTGAAGCTTGATCAGGTCGTTCTTGGTCTTGCGCATGACATGGGTGACGCGCTCTGCCCGCTCAATACTTGACGCGCCATAAGGAACGACGATGTCTTCTGCGGGGATGAATACAGCGACTTGGCGGCCCAGGCTGGGGTCGAAGTAAACCTTCTTGAATGCAGAGCCGGTGATGGGCAGGTTCCAGAGCATCTTTTCATGCTCGGGGCGGTACTCAGTCATGACTTCAGTCAACTGATAGTTCATGTCGGCCTGAACCCGCTGGGCAGACTCTTTCTTCTCAGGGGTTTCTTTGCCGATGATTACCGTCTTGACGGGGCCAGCAGCGGGGAACGTCTCGGTGATGCCTTCGGCTTGGAATCGAACCACGCTCTCGGTGAGCATGGGGTGGAATACACCGCAGGCTCCATTCCAGGGCTCAGTCCTCTCCTCATACTTCAGGCCAAGAAGCTTTAAGCCCTCGATGTATGTTTGCACCCACTCCTTGCGGTCGCGCATGTCTTTTTCAAAATCTGCGACGAGTTCAGAGCCGAGAGAGTCAAGTTCTGACTCATCCATGTAATCAGCAAGGTTGGCGTTGAAATCATCCGGGCCTTCCGGGGCGGGCTCGATGTCAATCTCAAGATCACCAATGCCAATTGAAACCGATTCGGGGTCTTCGATTTCAATCTCAATCGGGGGCGCAATTCCTTCTTCCAGACCAAGGGGCGCTGCGTACAAACCTTTTTCCATTGCCATGATGAGTCCTTAAACGGTGTAGAAGCGGTCGCGCCGACCACGGAAATAAATCGTCTCTTCAGGCTCATCCGAATCGATTGGGATGAAGCCGCCCTGCCTGAACCTAAGGAGCGCCTGCGATGTCGAGTCAACCAAGTCATCATGGTCCCCATTTGGGAATGCCGCCATATCTTCCATGAGTTCATCGGCCCAACGGGTATCTGGACACCACACCACTCCAGAGGCAAACAGGTCTGAAATCGCGTTTACACGCGCAATCTTATCCTGTCCCTTGCTCGGTGTGTACTCAGAAAGAGGGATGCCGGTCTGTCTCAACTCATAGATCAAAGGGGCTCCGGCGGCTCTCTTTTCAATGATCAGGGTGTCTGGATTCCATTCTTTGTACATCTCAATGGCCTTGGCCTTGAGTTCAGGGAACTCCATCCGGTCCTTAAACGCATCCAAAAGGATGATGTTGTTCTTGTAGTTGCCCTTTGAATCGGGATGTTTAAACACACCCCAGGTGGTACACGCAGAGTAGTCTGCGCGGTTGTGTTTTTCAAAGGCTGTATCCCATGACTGGATGATGTACTCACACGAGGGCGGGCTTTCATCCTCCCAAACGCGCCATTGCTCGCGTTTAACGATGGCCCCTTCCTCAGAGGTGGGGTTCTGTTGGTATTGGGCGTTCCATTTGGAGACTGGAATCTCAGCTTTGATGGCCTCAAGCTCTTCTTTTCGCCAAAAACCGGGCCAAAGAGGGGTTCCAGAGGGCAAAATTGCAGGAAATTCGATGACTTCCCACTCATCTGTGCCATCTTTTTCGCTGTTTTTGAGGATTTGGCCGGTCAGATCAAGCTTTGCCCACCGGGTCATCACAATAATGATCGATCCGCCGGGCTGAAGACGCTGCCGGGGGCCGGATGTGTACCATTCATAGACCCCGTGATAGACAGCAGGGTTGTTTTGCTTGGCTTCCTGCTCAGAATGGGGGTCGTCAATGATCAAAAGATCAGCGCCCTTACCCGTGACAGCACCGCCAACGCCGATAGCGAAGTAATCACCCCCCAAACTCGTATTCCACCGCCCCGCAGCCTTTGAATCTGTAGAAAGTTCTGTCTGAAAAACTTTCTGGTACTCATTGGAAGAGACCAGATTCCTCACCTTCCGGCCAAAACCAACAGCCAGTTCTGCGGTGTGGGCAGTCTGGATGATCTTCTTCTCAGGATACATCCCCAAGAACCACGCCGGAAGCAGGTAAGACGCAAATTCCGACTTGGTATGCCGGGGCGGCATGTTGATGATCAACCTCTTCAACTCACCCCTGGCCACCCTCTCAAAGGCATCAGCCATGATCTGATGATGTTTCCCCGAAATAAACACGGGCCACATCTGCGACACGAAGAAGATGAAAGACTCCCGGCACCTTTCAGCCTTGTCCAACTCCAAAAGCCGCTGAATCTTCCGGCGCTGCTCCAATCCCACCAAAGGAATCATCGCCTCGTAATCATCAATCTCCTGCCGGGTCAACAGGGTCATAGAGCCGACACCTCACGAGCACT